GTTTCGATGACCACATATAACCACAGGCGTGGATTGGTGTCAACAAGTATCTGCGTGTGTGGATGGGAAAAACAATCAATGAATTACAATGGCTGGCACCGGCGGCTACCGTGAAGGCGCAGGACGCAAGAAGGGCGTCCCCAATAAGATCAACGCTGACCTCAAGGAGATGATCCTTGGGGCGTTGTCCGACGCTGGCGGCCGCGATTACCTCGCACTGCGAGCCAAAGACACGCCAGCCGCATTCCTGACGCTGGTCGGCAAAGTGTTGCCCATGCAGCTCGCGGGCGAAGGTGGTGGACCAGTCACGATCAATCTCATCACCGGCGTACCAGACCTCGATGACGACGAACCGGAAGAACCCTGCATCCACGACCGATGAGCCAGCAACCCATCACTCTCGGCTATAAGCCGCGCCCACAGTTCGTCGCCTACCACAAGCGGCGCCAGCGCTGGGCTTGCATTGTTGCTCATCGCAGAGCTGGAAAATCCGTAGCCTGCATCATGGATCTTATCCATGCGACTCTGAAGTCTAAGAAGAAGGACGCGCGCTTCGGCTACGTCGCACCGACGTATACACAGGCCAAGGATGTCGTCTGGTCGTATCTCAAAGAGTATACACACCGCATACCAGGCGTTGAGCTTCGTGAGAGTGACCTGTCCGTTATCTTTCCGACCGGCGCGCGTATACGTTTGTATGGCTCTGACAACCACGACAGGTTACGCGGCATCTATCTCGATGGCGTTGTGATGGATGAATACGCCGATATGGCGCCGCAAGCCTGGGCACAGGTTATTCGACCAGCGCTCGCTGACCGCAAAGGCTGGGCAACATTCATCGGCACACCGAAGGGCCGCAACTCCTTCTTTGAGATCTACGACTACGCACGTAAAAACCCCGATGAATGGTTCTCGCTCGAGCTGCGTGCCGACGAAACCGGCATCCTCGATCGGGAGGAACTCGAAAGCGCGCGTCGCGTTCTTACGCCGGAACAGTTCGCCCAAGAGTTCCTCTGCAGCTTCGACGCCGCCATCGTCGGCGCTTACTTCGCGAAGGAGCTGGACGAGGCGCAGAACGCCGGTCGCATCGGTGACGTGCCCTACGATCCGCTGCTCCCCGTTCACACCGCCTGGGATCTGGGCGTCGGAGACAGCACCGCCATCTGGTTCTTTCAGGTCTCCCGCGCCGAGGTGCGTGTGATCGACTACTACGAGGCATCCGGCTACGGCCTCCCACACTACGCCGCAGTGCTCACCTCGCGCGGCTACACCTACGGCACCGACTACCTGCCGCACGACGCCCAGGCGCGACAGCTCGGCACTGGCAGATCGCTGTGGGAAACGCTGCACAGCCTCACCAACCGCATCCCGCGCGTGCTCGCGCAACAGAACCTCATGGATGGCATTAACGCCGCGCGCATCAGCATCGCGTCCTGCTGGTTCGATGCATACAAGTGTCATGACGGCCTCGAGGCGCTGCGTGCCTATCGCGCCGACTACGACGACAAGCGCAAGGCGTTCACCGACCGACCCCGACATGACTGGGCCTCGCATGGCGCCGACGCGTTCCGCTACCTCGGTCTCGCCTGGCGCCAGATGCAGCCTGAGAAGCCGCCGAAGCCGCCCGAGGACTCATGGGACCGCGCCTTCGCCCGCGCATCGCAGAGCACAGTTGAGTCGTGGCGCGTAGCATGAGCGACGATGATAGGGTCGTGCTTATTTCCTGCCATAAGTGCTGGACTCGCCGCCGTTGGCCTGTGTCTGTGCCAAGGGAGAGCCCTGATGCGTTCTGTCGCAGCCTCAAATGCGAGTGCGGCGCAGGCTATCGCAGTTTAGCCATTGGTCGCGGTGATGTGGCGCGTCTGCGCGCGATGATGGAGGAATGGTGGAATGAGGAGGCGTCGTCGCGCAACCGTCGCTCCCGCAAAGCCGCTCCGCGTGCGGCTGACCAAGGCGGACTGGGCACAGGTCTTACGAGCCAGGGCGTCGATGGCGGCGTTCGATGAGATGCCGCAGGCGTGGCGCCGGTTCTGTGCCGACTACCCACGCACGGCGCGCGGCTCCTCACTGGCCGGCGTGCTGGACGCGGCTGGGGGAGACGTGCAGAGGGCCCAGCGGTCGCTGCGATACCTGCTGCCAGTGAGGGACGCATGAGCGACGACAAGCCAGACACCACCACGCTGCCTGCCCAGCGGCCGCCCGACACAATCGCCAGCGTGGTTATGAGCCAAATAGGAAGGCTCTGGTTCTATCCGAAGGCACCCGCTGGCGTTGGCCGCTGCGCCTCCTGCGTGCCTTACCGAATGCCTCATCCTGATTGCCAATCGTCCCATCCGACAGCGTGGTGGTGGATCACCAGGAAGATGAGCGTGATGGAGCGGCCATGACTGACACCACCACGATGAGCGGCGCGCAGTTCCAGCGCGCGGTTGGCACCGATCCAGCCAAGTGGGCTGAGGCGTTCGTGCGCTCAACCGCTGGCGAGATGAGTGAGGCCGAGATCCTGGAGCGCGCGTCGTGGGTCACGCCGTGGTTCCGAGACTACGCTGAGGTGTGCGTGGCCGAGGAGGTGGGGCGCGTCACCGCTCCGATCGTCGCTGGTCGGGACAGACTGGGGCCGGGGCAGGGGTGAGTAGCATGACGAGTGAGGCACCCGACCACGAAGGCCGCGCCGCAGCAGTGGAACTGGTGATCGGCGCGCTCATGACCAACTACTGCCGCGATCCTGCACACCCGACGCTCGACGAGATGCGTGTCGTATCTGCCGAGGTTGCGGCGATACTCAAAGCGGTGCGGCATGACGACTGACGCGGGGCGCCCTGTGCTCGACTGGTGCGCGCAAAAGACGGTCGTGGAGCTGATCGAGGAGGCCAAGTGGGCCGTCATGCGATGGGAGTTGTATCGCAGGCTCTACGAGGCGCTTGATGAATGGGACCGCCAGCACAAGGATTGAGTCCACAAAGGGATATTATCGGTCGGAACAACCGCAGCGCTAAGGTCTAGACCAATCGCACGATTGGCGAGGCGTCGGAAAACAGGGCCGACTGCGAATTTAAAACGGCAGTTCGGTTCATAACGGCAGCAATGCACCATGCCAGACAACAGCCTAGCACCACCGAACATGCCGTGGCTGTGGCAGCCCAACAGCCCCGTGGGCCAACCCAACGGCCTCGGGCCGCCGATGCTCAACTACGCCGCGCCGCCCAGCCCCACGAGCCAGGGCGCAGGCGTGGCAGCAGCGGGCCGGCAGGCGTGGCAGTGGCTGCAGGACCAGCGCGCCGAGAGCACGCGCCAGGGCCTGCTCGATCCAGACACCGGCCTGCCAACGCAGAAGGGCCTCATCCAGGGGGTCGGACAGACCGCACAGGGCGTCATGATGGGCACCACCGCGCCGGGTGACGTGCCGCCCCCGGGCATCGTGGCGTATCACGGATCACCAGCAGACTTTAACCGCTTTGACGACCGCTTCATCGGCACAGGCGAGGGCGCGCAGGCATACGGCAGAGGGCTTTACTTCGCGGAGGGCGAGGGTGTGGCGCGGCAGTATCGCGATGTCTTAGCGAGTCGATCCGAAACGGATACGCCTGAAGGGGTGGCGAAGTTCTGGGCAAATATGCAGGGCGGGCATGAAGGAGGGATTTCCCATCTTGAGTTCGTGCAACGCCAGATAGACCAATACCCTAATAATTATCCGCCAGGCGAAGCGGATAAGATCAATCAGGCAATTCAGTATCTCAAATCGGGCGGCGACTTAAAACCTGCTGGTGGCCACATGTATCAGGTGAACATCGGCGCTGATCCGGAGCATTTCCTCGACTGGGACAAGCCGCTCAGCGAGCAGCATCCGGCGGTGCAATCTCTCGTTCCCCAAGTGCCTGACGGCGTGACGCGCCTGCCAAATGGACGCTGGGGGACAACATTAAACGGCAACGTCATCGGACGCCCTGATGGTTGGCCGGATATGTCTACCGCGCAATATGTCAGCAAGACGATGCGAGACGATCTAGGGAACACGTCGAATTGGACCGGTTCTGACTTGCATAGCTACCTAGCTAAGAATAACCCAGGCGCACCAGCAGCGCCCGCTGAGCAGATGCAAGCCGCTGGCATTCCCGGCATTCGCTACCTCGACCAAGGCAGCCGCGGCGCTGGCCAAGGCACGCACAACTACGTCGTGTTCGACCCCGCCACGATCGAGATACTCCGCAAGTATGGCCTCGCCGGCCTGATCGCAGGCGGGGGCGCCGCAGCCGCCGGAACCCAGCAACAGCAGCCGAGCCAGTGACCCGCCTCGACGATTTCGACCGGCTGGAGTGGTGGGACGTGGCGCGCCGCATCAACCCGCGCATCACCTGGGCCGAGTTCCTGCGCCAGTGGGCCGAGTTCCAACGCCTCAAGGCCGCACGTAAGGCGAACTGACGGCATCACCCGTCCGACTGCTCTTCGGCCTTTCGCTGGTTTTCATACATCTGATACGCTTGGTGCCACGCCTCGCTGTGCTTGGGATCGACTGAGAGAGAGGCGCGGCGCGCGAGCTCCTCTCGCCGCTCACGCTCAGCCTTCTGACGCAAGGGTTCATCTTCCCACCACTTGCGCTCCTCGTATTCACGCAGCGTTTCAGGGCCGAAGCGGCGTTGATACAGAACCGACAGGATGTGGCTATTAACCCAGGACCGGGAGCGGCCGAAGCGATCTGCCAGCAGATGATAGTCCCGCGCGCCCTCGACATACGCCTGCCACACAGCCTCACCGATCCGCTGGTTCTCAGCCCGCCGTAGATCGGATTTCAGTGTCTGCTTCGGACGCGCCTTCTTCGCCGCAGCCAGCCTGACCAGTGCCGCGTCATAAGCAGCCTTCGCCTCGATGTATTCCCGCTCCGGATCATCCGACATCGGAACCTCCCTCACATCCCATGAGTGATACCGCCATCCATCTCCACATACACGGCGACCGCGGCCCCGACACGCCGCCGGCGATCCGTGACCTGACGCCTGGCGATCCGGACGCTTACCCGAGGGATCTGGACGACCTCCACGCCCGCCTGATCCGCTGGTTCGAGGAGAGCGAGCTGGCGCGCCAAGACGAGATCGACCTCGCACAGCGCGACCGCGAGTATTTCGACGGCTCCCAGTGGACGCGCGACGAGCTGAAGCTGCTGAAGGAACGCGGCCAGCCAGCGATCGTCATCAACAAGGTCGCAGATAAAGTGCAACTGCTGTGCGGCATGGAGCGCAAGGCGCGCACGGATCCGAAGGCATTTGCGAGAACGCCGGCCGAGGAGGATCGCGCCGACGCCGCCACGCAGGCACTGCGCTATATCGCGGACGACAACGACTTCTCCATCGTGCGCAGCGAAGTGTTCTCCAACATGCTCATCGAGGGCGCTGGTGGCGCTGACCTGGGCCTCGAGGACGACGGGCAGGGCTCGTGCAACATCACCATCACCACCATCCCGTGGGATCGCATCTGGTACGATCCGCACAGCCGCTCGTATGACTTCAGCGATGCGCGCTACAAGGGCATGGTCATCTGGACCGACCGCGATGCACTCGAGGAGATGTATCCCGGCGAGGATGTGCAGGACGTAATCGAGAGCAGCTTCAGCAGCACGGACTACCAGTACAACGACCGGCCCGAGACCGCGTTCTGGACCGACAACAACCGCACGCGCATTCGCCTCGTCCAGTGCGACTGGTCCGAGCGTGGGACGTGGTGGCGCGCGACCTTCACCAAGAGCGGGCTGCTGGCTGCACCACAGCGCTCCAAGTTCAAGGACCGCAAGGGCAAGTCGTGCAGCGGGCTGCTGCTGCAATCCAGCTACATCAATCGCGAGAACCAGCGGTATGGGATGGTACGTGGGCTCATCAGCCTGCAGGACGAGATCAACAAGCGGCGTAGCAAGGCGCTGCATCTGTTGTCCGTGCGCCAGGTCATCGCAGAGCAGGGCGCGGTGCCGGACGTGGACAAGGCGCGGCGTGAGGTTGCCAAGCCCGATGGCTACATCGAGGTGATGCCGGGGCTGAAGTTCGAGATCGAGCAGACCGCCGACCTTGCCGCCGGTCAGTTCCAACTGCTGCAGCACGCAACCGCCGAGATGCAGCTCAGCGGGCCGAATGCAGCCATGTCAGGCACTGATCCGCGCGAGCTGAGCGGCAGGGCCGTGCTGGCGATGCAAGCCGGCGGCGCAGCGCAGAACGAGCCGCTGGCCGACGCGCTGCGGTTCTGGAGCAGGCGGGTTTATGAGACGGCGTGGCAAGCAGCTCGGGAATACTGGACTGGGGGGAAATGGGTCAGGGTCACGGATGACCTGGGGGAGACAAGATGGGTTGGGATTAACCGACCCGTCAGACTGATGGATCGCTTGGCCGATATGCCGGAGCAACATCGGGCTATGGTTATGCAACAAATGCAACTACAACCAGGTGATCCGAGATTGCAGCAGGTCGTGGGGATTGAGCATGACATTTCGGATTTGGATGTAGATATCACCATTGAAGAGGGAATTGATATTCCATCGCTACAGGCGGAAGAATTTCAGTCGCTAGTCCAACTGGCTTCGGTGCAGCCTGGATTGATCCCTGGCGATGTCTTGATCGCGGCCTCAGGGCTTCGGGATAAAGATATGATATTGCAACGGATGAAGGAACATCAACAACAGCAACAGCAAGCCCAACAACAGGCAGGGCAGATTGCAGCCCAGCATGGGCAGGCCCAGATAGCGGATCTGCAATCTAAAGCTGCTGCAAACATGGCTCTCGCCAAAGAACGCAACGTGAGCGCGGCCTCGACCATTCACGATGCCCACAGAACTTTCATGGGTCTCCCGGACGATAATGCCACCCAGGTCAATCCGCCGCAGGCCGAGAACCCGGAGCAGATGGCTCCCGATCTTCAGTTGGCGCACCATTTAGCTGACCTGTCGCAGAAGCGAGCCGATACCGAGAAAACCCACGCGGAGACATTACTGACAGCCGCGAAGATCCCGGCCACAGCGCAGAGCACGCTGCATACTGCCGCGCAGACGATCCATACAGTCCACCAGGCTCACAACGTGGCAACGACCACCAACAGGTTGATGCGTACTCCGATCCCGGAGCCCGCCCCGCCCGGTGGAGCGCCCTAGTCGACACGCGCAAACTCCCCGTGAAGCCGTTTAGCAGCCTCGACATAGGCTGCGTGAGCCTCTTCCGGGGTACCGAAACATCCGATGTGGGTACGCCGATAGTTCGCTGTGATATAGGCCGTCCATCTGTTTCCGCATCTGGTGACGCCCTTAAATCCGCTGGTGTTCGTCGATCTCATAGGGCCGTTGCAGCTATTCTGCTGTCGGGTTGAGTCTCGGAGGTTCGTCCAGGCATTGTTGCTTCTGTCGGTGTCGATGTGATCCACTTCGCCGCCAGGAGGCCATTCGCCGGTCGTCCACAGCCACGCAAGACGATTGGCGCGCTGGTTAACGTTATAGATCATGATCACCGTGTATCCACCGCTAGGATAGCCGGCCACCTTGCCTGCCCAGCGCGTGTTCCATGAGTTCGTCATGTCGGCCCGGCGACGCCACGTAAAAACACCCGTTTCCGGGTCATAGGTCAGAGCAGCGCGAAGTTGCTCAGCGGTCAACGAATTGCGTAGGTTCTTATCAGCCATGTCGCTTACTCCAGATAGCGTGATGGTCAGAGGCGCCGCCGGTGTTTGCAGCACTGGCGGTGTCTCGCAGCATAGGGCAGTCAGATGTCTTTGCTAGTCATAATAATCCTGGTCATTCTGTTATTCGGAGGACTGGGAGGCGGGTACGTGGGCTATAACCGTGGGTATTATGGTTATGGCGGGTTTGGCGGAATAGGTGCCGTTGTCCTCCTGATAATCGTCCTGTTCCTTCTGTTCGGCATCGGGCGCGGGCCTTACTGGTGAGCCACGGGGCGCTGCTCGGGATCATGGTGCTGGCGCTGGTCGTGCTGCTAATCACCGCTGTCACATGACCCAACCTCTTGGGGATGGATGGGTTTGTGCAGGTGGGCTCTGGATTGTCCGTGTGGGCGTTGTGTGCCCTGTCTGCGGCGCCCTACCGAATGGCCGTTGCCTGCGTGACATCGATGAGTTGGGACCGACCGTGGCCGACTTTCAGCGCGTAACACCAACGTTGCGTGACGACAGGCAGGGATAGCGAGTAGGGGCGGCTTCTGGCGGTTACCGCCCGCTACTCTCCCGCGCGCCTTGCACGGACGCGGTGCACCACCACAGCACGGTCGAGTCCAACCCGCAACGACATACTGAGGTCCAATGGCAATCCTGACGGTCAGCAACGGGCAGAGCATTCAGGACGCGATCAACGCCGCGGCATCCGGTGACACGATCGACGTGCAGGCCGGGACGTATGTCGACCAGTTCCTCACCATTCGCACCTCGATCACGCTGCAGGCGGTGGGCGGCGAGGTGCTGATGCGGGAGACCACCAGCCCGCCCAACGGCAAGGCGATGATCACGGAGAGTGGCGCCAATGTCGCGATCAATGGGTTCGACATTAGCGGGGTGGCTGTACCGGACGGAAATGGCGCTGCGATCCGCTACGAGGGCGGCAGCCTCTCGCTGTCGAACGACTACTTCCACGACAACCAAGAAGGATTGCTCGGCGCCGCTGATAGCAACGGTTCAATTGCCATCGACCATTCAGAGTTTGCCAACAATGGCGATGGATCTGGATCGACTCATAACATCTACGTCGGTGCTATTGCATCCTTCACCCTCACGAACTCCTACGTCCACGACGCGATCGTAGGTCATGAGATCAAATCCCGGGCTGTCAGCAACACCATCACCGGCAACCGCATCTTCGACAACGGCGGCAGCGCCAGCTACTCGATTGACCTACCGAACGGCGGCAACGCCACGATCAGCGGCAACACGATCGAGCAGGGGCCCAACACCCAGAACCCGTTTATCGTGGCCTATGGAGAAGAGGGCGCATCCAACCCCGGCACCAGCTTTGCGATCGCCGGCAACACCATCATCAACGACGATCCGTCCGGTAGGTTCCTGCTTGACGCTGCGACCCAGCCGACGCTGAGCGGCAACAGCGTCTGGGGGCTTCCCGCGGCCGGCGACACTGTGCTGCTGGCCAGCCGGCCCACTCTCGATACCAGCTCGCTCAGCTTCATCAGCAATCCGGGTGGTGATCCGCCACCCGCCCCACCGCCGGTCTCTGAGCCACCCCCGGCGCCACCGCCGCCATTGCCACCACCCGAGCCACCGCCGCTGCCGCCCCCGCCAGAGCCGCCGCCTGTGCCGCCGCCCGTGCATGGGCACATGGGGCACCACCATCAGCTCGCTGCTGCGCTGCGGGACTTTCTGGCGCCGCACATGTAACGACGCAACGACGCAACGACGCAACGACGTAACGACGCAACGACATCAACACATGGAGAATTATGATGGCTAGAGTTCACGTCATGGGCGGCTATTTGAACGTCGAGGGGATGAGCGGCGAATATCCGGACCAAGGGCTCCCGGGCGATCAGCCAGGCATCGACAACTCGTTGCCAATCCCGCCGCCACCGCCTGGCATATGGCCGCCTCCGGTGCCTGCGCATCCCATAGTGCCGATCCCACCTGGAGGCAGCAAGCCGCCGCCTGGCACGATCTGGCCCAGCCCTGGCCATCCAGCGCATCCGATTGCGCCTGGCGGGGCACCACCTACAGCCACCCATCCGATAGCTCCCGGTGGCTCGCCGCCGCGCCCTGATCAGACGTTGCCTCCTACCGGCATGGACCCGCACCCGTCGCACCCAATCGCGTCGGGCACATACTGGTGCCTCGTGTATCTACCGGGCTTCGGTTGGAAATATGTCGTCATCGATCCAAGTCTGGAGATCAACGCTGAGCCTCCGGCTCCACAGCCCACGCCAACGCCGCACAAGTAGAACAACAAACCCACAGGGGCTTCACGTCATGAAACACGCACTGCTCGGCGTCAGCATCATCGCGGCCGCCATGTTCTTCCACGCGCCGGCCAATGCCGTTGTCGTTCTCTCGTTCGGCCAGACTGCCGGCACGCCGATCACGGCGACGGAGAACGGCGCGCAGACCGCCACCACGCTGAGCGCGACCGATGCGTCGATCAGCATCACACAGATCGAGAATGGCAGCCCGACCGCGGCCTTCTTCGACCTGAGTGCGGCCTCGGTGGGTGCCGCCCAACCGATCCTTGGTGGATCCGCGCAGAAGTTCAGCGGCACGTTCAGCATTACCAGCGCGGCGGGCGGCGGCGGCACCAACTACCTGTCGGGCACATTCGCCGACGTGACGTTCGGCAGTGGGGCCGGTGGCGCGCTCGCCGTTGGTGCCCCGCCTGACAGCCTGACACTGACATCCGACGTGATCACCGACCTGTTCAATCCGAGCGCGGTGGGGTTGGCGTTCGCTGGCATCACGCCGGCATTCCAGATCGTTGGCACCAGTATTGGCTCGTTCACCGCGTCCGTGTCGGGGACGTTCTCAGCATCGCCTGCCGCGGTACCGGAGCCGGCGAGCCTGGCGCTGCTTGGCGTCGGGCTGCTGGGATTGGGGCTGGTGCGGCCTCGGCGCGCGTGAATAACGTTGCTAGGATCTTCACCGTGATTGATCACCTCGAGAGCCTGCGCAAGCAGGCGACGGTGGAGCGTTCGCATTTCTATGTGAATGAGACCGCGATCAAAGCGATCGAGCTGCTTTACGAATATGCCGCGACGTTCAAGCAGGAGATCGCTGATCCGGCTGCGGTGTATCGGGCCTATGAGATGCCTAAAGAACGGTGACCGAGCAGGAGCGCGCCAACGGGCTGCTGGCGGGGATCTCGGAGCGTCTGATCCGGGTGGTGCCGCCAGCGTTCCTGATGCTGATCGTGCTCAACATCGTGTTCCTTGGCGTGTTCTGGTGGGTGTTCGACCACAACGTCTCGGCGCGCACCGAGCTGCTCAACCGGATCGTGGAGAAGTGTCTGCTGAGGCCATAGCCGCCTCCTGCTCGCGGTGTACCTTATCGAGCAATTCTGCCAGCGTCGGTATCAGCTTCGGGGGGCAGGAGGAGCGGACCGGGAGATGGATCGCGGTGAGCCTGCACCGCTGGCACTGATATCCCTGCTCCCCGTTCGGGGCCGTAATCGCCAGCCATTCGTGGGCCATGCCGCCTCCTACTCATCAACCTGCCCCTCAAGCCGGATCAGCTTGTAGAACATGCACGGCACGTCGGGTTCGCCCTCGCCACCCCAGCCACAGGTGAGGCACTGGCGCTCGCCAGCATAGCCGGTGACGCTGCGGAAATTGGCGCTGCCGCACCAGTGGCATTGTCGGCGAGGATCGAACATCGGGTTCCTACTCTTCAAAATGCCCCTCACGCCACGCTGTCTGGCTCCGTTGCGGCTTTCCGGCAGAACGCTGCGCACTCGGTGTTCGTCGCCGCCTTCTCGCGATCCGGCGGGTTCTTGGCCAGATGATAGTCGGCATAGCGCGCGAACTGGTCGGCGGCGTCTAGCAATGCGGCCTGCATCCGGCGTTCCCAAGCGGTCATGGCCACCTCCAACTCTTCAAAATGCCCATTTCCGATAGCTACCCCCAGTCAGGTGCCAGTTGCCACAATTCACCGGCCTCCGGGCATAAGAAAAGGCCCCGCACTCACATGGGAGATACGGGGCGCTGAAGTTCTCGGACTTATCGCGGAACTCAGCATAGCACGCCACAATTTGTCTGCGCCACCGTAGATCGGCACCCGTCTCCAGGTCGGCGGGCTACGCGGCTTTTCCCCGCCCCATTCCCCAACTTCCCGAGCGTGCCGCTGTGACCGGCCGCACGGGCAAGATCAGGCTGTCGACACAGCGGCCTGACCCCTGACGCAGAACCCCAGCGTAGCGGAGAGCCGCCATGCCAGCCAGCATGAAGCACGTGGT